TATAATTTCATAACTACACACGATAAGTCTCCATAATATATAACTAAATATAATAATAATAAATACAATTAGAACCCTTTTGTAAATGTTCATCAATGTATATAATCTATAGATAAACAAATATAATAAAAAATAACTATATAATATACCATCAATAATAATAAATCATGGGCGGAGGGTTACTAAATATAATATCCGTTGGAAATAATAACATATTTTTAACTGGAAATCCGAGTAAAACATTTTTTAAAGTCACGTATTCAAAATATAGTAATTTTGGTCTACAAAAATTTAGACTGGATTATGATGGTTCTCGTGATCTACGATTGACAGAGCCATCTACCTATCAATTTACTGTAAAAAGGTATGCCGAATTATTGATGGATACCTATCTCGTATTGAATTTGCCTGATATTTTTAGTCCAGTCTATCCACCATCACCAGATACAAATGAGCAATGGGTGCCTTATGGATTTCGTTGGATAAAGGATATTGGCACGCAAATTATAAAAGAGATTACGATTACATGTGGTTCAATCACTATACAAAAGTATACCGGTGATTATTTGGGTGCCGTAGTAGACCGTGATTTTACGGAAGAAAAGAAAAAGTTATTTAACCAAATGACCGGCAATGTGCCTGAATTATATGATCCTGCGAATTCATTTTCGAGAGATAATTCATATCCATCTGCTGCATATACAACCAATCAAAATGGTGCTGAACCATCGATTCGTGGAAGAACTTTATATATACCGATTAATACATGGTTTACGCTAAATAGTGCATGTGCATTCCCATTAATAGCTTTGCAATATAATGAATTAGTGATCTCTGTGACACTTCGACCCATACAAGAATTATTTCAAGTTCGTGATGTCTTTGATATTAATTATAATTTCCCATATGTACGCCCAGATTTCAATAAGGCGATTTTCCAAATGTATCGTTTTTTGCAAACGCCACCTAGTCCATTTATTCAAACTGCCGACTATCAAAACACAGTTTCTACTTGGAACGCAGATGTGCATCTTATTTCGACCTATTGTTTTTTATCCAAAGAAGAAGCCAAAGTATTTGCAGCCCAAGACCAAGTATATTTAGTAAAAGATGTTTTCGATTATTTCTTTGAGAATATAACAGGAAGCACGAGAAGCAAGGTCAACTCAAATGGTATGATATCAAACTGGTTATTTTATTTACAGCGCAATGATGTAAATCTAAGAAATGAATGGAGTAATTATACAAATTGGCCCTATGGAAATTTACCATCAAATATAATTATTGCACCCAACCAACCCTTTCAAGGTACTGATTTATCTTATGGCATGGGTGTACATCCGAATTTTGGTAATTTATATAATAGCGGAATTACAATTACGGGCGATTTTCACGCAGAAAATCAAAAGGAAATATTAGAAACGATGGGTATATTGTTAGATGGCGAATATCGTGAAAATACACAAGTAAATGGAATTTATAACTATATTGAAAAATATACGAGAACACGTGGCTTTGCAAAAGAAGGCATTTATTGTTATAATTTTTGTTTAGATACAAGTCCGTATGAATATCAACCGAGTGGTGCAATAAATCTAAGCAAATTCAGAACAATTCAATTAGAAACAACGACTTACGTTCCTCCCTTGGATTTGATTAATTCTGCTGTGAATATTATTTGCGACGCACAAGGTAATCCAGTAGGAATTAAAAAGACAAATTATCAACTTTTTGAATATAACTACAATTTGGTTCTTTATGAGGAGCGATATAATGTTCTCTCTTTTATAGGCGGCAATTGTGGAATGTTATATTCTAGATAAAATATGTATTATATTATCGAACTATAATATAATAGTACAATGAATGAATTTAGTAAGGATACATTCCAAGTCATAAATATGAATTATAAACTAAAACGTATCAAAAACAAAAAACAACGGAATAATTATAAAAACATACCCGTGTTGGAGACGCTAGATAATACGCCAAAACTTGATCCAGAACCGAGTCGTCTAGAACCGTTTAATACTACGCCAGTACAGAAAACAGAGACTTTGTCCTTTCAAAAACCGGTTGAGGGATTTACAGATGCCGACTATGACGGGCTTGATAATGTAAATGATGAACGTGATTCAGCGGATGGCACGGATCCAAGAGAAAAAATTATATCCCTCATTAATTTTTTATATAAAAAAGCGAATGCATTGAACGATATTATAGCAAGACGCTTAGCTATGGCTTTATCGAACAACACTGCCCAAGACTCTGATATTAAGCTTATTCGAGATCACATGGTATGGACAGAGGCAGCAATAATGGCATCTTTTGTAAGTTATAATTTATTTTTTATTATGTACTATAAGGATGTTGAAAAGGTTCATTTATTTGATATTTCTAGAGAAAAAGTAAAGGAAGCTGCTATCAATAATCAAATACTATATCTTGTATTATTCTTTTTTGAATATTCTATTTTCTTCCCAGAGATATTGAATAAGGCAATTACAGAAATAATTCCTAAGTTTGCTAGACAATTTTTTAATGCTACGTTTGTGTTTGTCATTATATTTATACTATTGGTTTTCTTTTTTAAATATTCCGGTGCTTTTTTTAAGGACTTCTTAATAAACGGAATAGCCGGAAATGTGGGATGGATAGGATACGGTTGCATGGGTGTTGTTTTGGCGTTATGGCTGAAAACATTTATGGAAGATGCGAACAAAATGTTCTATGAAGTTCCTGAAAAGACGGGCATTTTCCCAGATAAAGTGGGAGTGATCTTCTTTTTTATTAATCGATTTTTAAGATTAATGGCAGCAATGACATTTGGTGTTCCCGTGGGTATATTTGTGATGATGTTATATATTATTGTTTATGTGTTCTTAGCTGTATTTATTTATAAAGGATTCAATACGAGAATTTATAGTCAAATGGATGAGTATATTAAAAATACAAAGGGTGAATATATTCCTGGAATATGCGAGAACCCTACAATTTGGGATTATATTTATAAATATTTTGGAATAGAATTACTGATGAAATTTTTTGATAGTTTAAATATATTTATTCAACCACTTGCATTTATTATAATATTTGCATCTGGTATCGGCACATATCTAACGCCAGGTATATTAAAAGGCAAAGATCCTTTACAAGGCGCATTAGTGGGTATTAACGGCGGTTTAATATTATTCTTGTTGATCTTAGTCGCAAAGAAAGCGAAAGATATGTTTGGTTCTTAGGACTAAGTACTAAGTAAATTGTTTATAGCGTAAGAATATAAATAATATTCTATATTTTAATAGTATAAACATTTAGATGGCTAAGTCCAAAAACAATAAAAAGGATTTGCCATTTGTAAGTGTTTGTACACCTACGTTTAATCGACGTCCGTTTATTCCTATAATGTTTGAATGTTTTCGTAATCAAGATTACCCCAAGAGTCGAATTGAATGGATTATTGTAGATGATGGAACGGACAAAATAAAGGATCTTATTGAGAAAGCAAACATACCACAAATTCGTTATTTTGAAATTGATAAAAAGCTATCCTTAGGCGCAAAACGTAATTATATGCATGACCATGTAAAAGGTGATATTATTGTTTATATGGATGACGACGACTATTATCCACCAGAGCGTGTATCTCACGCCGTAGAACGCCTTGAATCAAATAAAAAGGCCCTCTGTGCTGGAGCAAGTGAGATCTATATTTTCTTTAAACATATACAGAAGATGATTCAATGCGGTCCATATGGTCCAAATCATGCTACCGCAGGAACATTCGCATTCCGAAAAGAGTTATTGAAACTTACCCGATATGAAGACCACGCAGCAGTTGCCGAAGAACGGGCATTCTTAAAGGATTATACTATTCCTTTTGTTCAGCTTGATCCTATGAAGGCGATCTTAGTATTTTCACATGAACACAATACGTTTGATAAACGTAAAATGTTAGATAATCCCCATCCAGATTATTTTAAAGAGTCTCCAAAAACAGTAGATATGTTTATTCGTAAAAAGGAAGAGGCACGTATTAAGTCGTTTTTTCTGAAGGAAATTGATGCATATTTAGCGGCCTACGAACCTGGACTACCAAAGATGAAACCTGATGTATTAAAACAAATTAAGGAAATCGAGGCGGAACGAGAAGTAATGATTCAAGAGGAGATGAAAAAAATAAATAATCAACCAATTACATTACAACGGCCTGGCCAAGATCCCGTTCAATTAACGAATGTAGAAATCGTAAACATTATTAATAATCAACAGGAGCAAATACGACAATTACAAGAAGGGCGTGGACAAGGACAACCATCTCAAGCTCAACTACAACCTTTTATTGAAAAACTAAAGGAGGCGGAAAAAATTATAAACATGCTTCAAAAACAACTTATTGAAAAAACAAAAGAGACTATGGATCTAAAAGCCAAATTAAGGGCATTGGATAAGAGTGTATCGATTCCTATAGAAATAGTGGAAACCCAACAAATCACGTCAAAAAGTAGTCCAGAAATTATTATCGACGTAAATTCGCCATAAAGAGAATTATATAATATATTTATGTATTATACAGTTTAGTTATATTCATGTCATCTGTTACATTTGTGACTGCAATTTTCAATATTTATAAGCATTCACCTGAATCAGATATTATTAAACAGCGCTTTGAAAGATTTCAAGAATTGGCATTGACTGGAATCAATATATGTTTATATACGGAACCGGAATTTTTCGATAGATGCTGCGCACTTATTGAATTATATCCGAACATAAAGGTAATGGAGCCCGTAGATATAAGAAATTCGACTATTGTAAAAATATGTTCTCAGATAGAGTTCGAGCTTCCCACCTCCCGTTGTGAAAAAAAGGACAATGTCGATTTTATGATATTTATTAATTCCAAATATGAGTTTTTAGAGAACGCAATCGCATTGAACCCTTGGAATTCAACCCATTTTGCATGGATTGATTTTAGTATTACCTATATTTTTAAGAACCTTAAAGAATCGCAACAGTATTTATCTTGCTTATCAAAGAGAACATTAGCGAGTTCATTTTTTGCGATTGGTGGGTGGGAAACTGAAAAAACCAGTTTTGAATCTTTAAGTGAATCTGTATACAAAGTAAACTGGCGGTTTTGTGGTGGTTTTTTTATTGGCGATAAGGATTCTGTCACGGAATTCATCGAACTTTCGAAACAATATTACCTTGTGTTTATGCATACGTATAAAGTGTTGACATGGGAGGTTAATTTCTGGAGTTGGTTAGAAACATTTGTGGGTTGGAAGCCTACCTGGTTTTATACAATGTTCGATGATGGAATTATAAAACTACCCGCTCAATTCTATTGCCAAAAATTTATGGACATAAAAAAAACATCCTATATTTACCCACTCTTAGAAGAATTTACGCCGTCTTCTATATCCCATCTTTATTTTCGAGAGAATCATATTTTAAATACTCGGTATATAAATTATTTGCTTATGGAAAATGGCTCTTATCATTTTTGTGATACAAAAAAACAGATTATTACCAAAAACGTAATTTCTATCCTAGATAATAATTTATTCGTTCCAAACATACATTATATTATGAACGATGATACAGTCGAATTAGAACCTACTGTTTATCCAAAAGATTCAAAATGTGATATTTTTGGATTTGAAGATGT